GCTTCCTCTACCGGTTCATCTACAGGTTCATCTACAGGTTCATCTACAGGTTCATCTACAGCTTTATCTACAGCTTTATCGCCTTGGTCAGCTTCATCGCCTTGGTCAGCTTCATCACCTTGGTCAGCATCAGGAGAGTCAGCATCAGGCGAGTCAGCATCAGGCGAGTCAGCATCAGGTGAGTCAGCATTAGGCGAGTAAGATTCAGGGTCTTTCATAAATTGGTTAATATCTTTTTTCACTTCTTCTAGTTGATGAAATACCTGTTGTTGTTGTTCTTGAACATGTCTTGCTTCATATTCGCTAGTTTTATTTTCTTGGAGAATTCTTTCAAGGTATTGAAGAATAAAGAGTAAATGACGTTCATGTTCTTGTTTTTGTGCCTTCATAAATGTAAAGTATTTGGCATATTCATCTACGACCGACTTCATATCTTCATTGGTATCTTTCATGGATTCAACACGAATTAAATTGTGGTATAATTCTTGTTTGTTCTTTACAATTTCGTCATGCACTGATTTTCTTAGTTCTTCTTCTTCTACTACATCCATATAGTAAAACATAATAAAAATAATTCTATATTATTTATATATGGAGAAGTATACTATGTTTCCAATTTCCAATATGAAGATGTGGGACATGTACAAGAAGCAAATTGACTGCTTTTGGCGTGTAGAAGAAGTAGATTTATCAAAAGACTTGCAGTCATGGGATAAATTGGATACACAGGAACGGCATTTCTTATCCATGATTCTTGCGTTCTTTGCTGCAAGTGATGGTATTGTATTGGAAAATCTAGCAGTGCGCTTTATGAAAGATACAGAATTATCTGAAGCTAGAGCCTTTTATGCTTTTCAAATTGCTATGGAAACAATACATTCAGAAATGTATAGTCTATTGATTGAAAAATACATTAGCAACGTAGAGGATAAACATAAACTATTTCACGCCGTAGATACCTTTCCATGTATTAAGAAAAAAGCCGACTGGGCATTGCGATGGATTTCAGACGATTGTCCTTATCCTACACGTTTAGTTGCCTTTGCCTGTGTAGAAGGTATATTTTTTTCAGGTGCATTCTGTAGTATTTATTGGATTAAAACACGTGGGCTTTTGCCTGGACTTACCTTTAGCAATGAACTCATTAGTCGGGATGAAGCATTGCATACGGAGTTTGCCGTATTGATGTATAGCACACTGACTAAGTTATCCGTAGAGGTAGTTCATCGCATCATTCAAGAAGCGGTAGACATTGAAAAAGAGTTTATTACGGAGGCTCTGCCTTGTCGTCTAATTGGTATGAACTCAAAATCAATGAGTCAGTATATTGAGTTTGTGGCGGACCGTTTATTGCTTCAGTTAGGGTATTCAAAGCTATATCATGTAACTAATCCATTTCATTTTATGGAAATGATTTCGGTAGAAGGCAAAACAAACTTCTTTGAAAAACGTGTAGGGGAATATGCATTGTCCAATAAAACAGTGGAAAAGGATTTATTTTCGTCTGACTTTTAATTGCAAACCTGTTTATATTCATAGGATTTAAGGATAGATAGTTCTTCTTGACTTAAGACAGAATGTTTAGGGGATTGTTCATAGGTATAAATCGGTGTTGAAGAAATGACTAAAGGCAGACCGCGATTGCATACTATTTTACATACAACATAGTCACTATGTGTCCATACTGTATTTTCAGGGAATCCCTTGATATCCATCCAGGTCGTTTTATCTAAAAGCATACAGTCTCCTGATTTATAGGCAATGTTTTGGACAGTCCATTGTTCTTTGTCTAGTAAAAAGGAGTTTAAACACTTCTGTTGGTTATACAGTTGGGGTGAATATGTCCATTCTTGTGGAACTGGTATTTCATAGACGATAAACCTATAGAAATGTTTAGGGAGTAAATGGGGAATAAACTCAAAATCCTGAAAAAGAATGTCTGCGTTTGTAACACATATAAAGGAATAGATGGCTTCTTGAATCCCCTTGTTTTTAGCAAATGCTTCAATCATGGGATATCCAAATGGGTTTGGATACGTTGCCGTATAGAGAATGATTTTTAGATGATAGTGCTGTTGTTCTTCCCTTGTGAATATGTCGGAAATATACACTTGGTTTAAGGAACACTGGTCTTCTACCACAATTACTTCATACGTATAGGGACATCGTAGTAAGTTTTCAAGATACATTCTTAATCGGTGTATGTAATCTTCATATCCCTTTCCAATTTTAATAGAAGTAACAAAACTAATCATATAACTACATAATTAATTTTCTTTAAGTATAGTATATGCGAAGAACGCGTCGTAATCGAAAATCGCAAATGCGTACAAAACGCGGAGGGATGTGGCCGTTCTCATCCTCCGCAGCAGTAGAACCAGAAATAGACCCAGCAACAGGACTGCCAAAACCAAGAGGAATAATGGATAGGGTTGGTAGTATGTTTAGCAGTTCTACACCTGCACAAAATGCTCCTTTACCTTCAGAGGTGCTCAGTCAACCTGCAGCTGTTGGAGGTAGACGCAGACGGTCGCGCAGACAGTCGCGTAGACGGCGTTAATATATTAAACTATAGTATGAAAGGTGGGCGATGTTCTAGTGGATGTATGAATTTTATTATTGTAGGACATGGATGTTATGAAAAAGGCAAGCATCTTTTACCTAAGGAAGTTCAGTTAGATTATTATACACTAGAAAATTATCGTCTTACCTTAAAAACACAACATCAACATGTTATTCCAAATGAATATTGTGCTAAACGAATGACTAAATATTATGAGCCCGTGGACTATACAGAAGGAGGTCATATGTACAAAGAAATGAAAATATGGTCAGATACGAAAACTCCTGCGTATTTAGCTATTTGTAAAGGAGATAAAATGAATATTCTTTCAACTATTCAAGAAAATAAATTATCTGTTATCATTCGGTGGTTACATCAAATGTATAAAGAAAAAATACATATTGCCTTGTTGACATGTAGACCCGATTGTTCTTCAGGAAGTGACCTGTCTATTTTTCAACATCGTGTAGTCTCGTATCAAGGTCCTGATGTTGCTCGCTATAAGAAAGATAGTATTGAACGTCCAAAGGCTTACTTTCAAACATTAACAGAGAAAGAAATCAAAGAATTACGTGAGGATCATAAGAAATATAGTCCACACCAAGATTTATCTGGATATTATAATTAAACTTTTATCCATGTAGATGGAAACAAGTCTGCCGTAGATAAGGGTTGTCCTTGACCAAACCACATGGATGGATAACAAATGATTTTATCTGGATTTTGATTTAAATATCCACCCCACCAACTAAATGTGCTATTTGCAATTATATTGTGGTTCGAACAACTCATCAATAATAATTGTTCCCAATCTTTCATTTCATCACTTGCTTTATGAAATGATAGCTCAGGAAAATGTTTTTTAATCTTATAAAGTCGTTGGCGTACAGCACGATTGTCCTTTTCTTCACAAAAATAAATAATGTCCCAATTATTGCGACGAGTTCGGGTCATGATTTCTTGAATTGCATTGATATAATATGTATCTTTCAATAAAGGATGATGCAATTGAATGTCCATGTAATCGCCAATCCTAAAATGTAAAGAAATGCTTTCAGGTAAGGTAAGATATTTCGTTTTAATCATTTCTTGTTCCATTTTAAAGTTTAATTTTTTATAAATTGCTTCACTATGGTGTTGAAAATATTTATAAGATTGAAAATATCCAAATAAAATAACTTGGTCCTTTTTAGGAAGAGCCTTATAATGGAATCCCTCTTCGGATAATCTAGGCAAAGAGCCAGGTTTTAAATGAGGGTCAATTCCTTCTTTAAGCCGTTTAAAAATAGAATCCCAATAAGGAGGACGAAGATGTGCATCCCACTTGAATTCGGGAATTACTAATTTAACTTTATGGTCCATGGCATAGGCAATGGCTGTAAAGATTTGAAACAATTGATTTCCAAGTCCTGCTTGTAAAAATACAGAAATCATATATTCAACCCATGTATAAAAATTATAGTGTTTTACCTTATAGAATGCGAATTGGAATCATCACTGCCCCGTCTATACATCGTGGTTCTAACCTCAAAAAAGAATATATAGAATGGATTCAACAAGGGGCAATTCCTGTTGTAGTGCCTTATGATTTACCTCGGGCTACTTTAAAAACGTATCTTGACCATCTTAATGGACTCCTATGGGTTGGTGGAAGCATTGAAAATGAAAAAACACATTCTCAAGAGCAATATGTTACTTTATCAGGTACCTATGAATATTGTTATGAGTATGCTAAAGAACAATGTGACCAAGGAAATCCATATCCAATATGGGGGACATGTCTAGGATATTATTATTTAGTTTTATTAACTACCTATCGTCTAAAGGACCATTACTTTACACATGTGCAAAAAGCCCACAAAATAGGAGAGGGACCTTTAGTATTGATAGGACAATCTAGAATGCGTAATGCCCTACAAAAACTAAAGTTGCATGGAAATGTAGTTACCCATTTTCATAAATTAGGATTTCATACTTTATCTAAGGATTTATCTAAGGAAATACGAATCGTTGCAACCGATAAGGATGATAATGGAGAATCCTTTATTACAGCCATTGAATATAAAGACTACCCATTTTATGGAAGCCAATTTCATCCAGAGCAGCCTAAACATGAATTATCAAGGAAAGTGTCCACCTGTTTACTTCATTTATTCATATCTGAATGTAAGAAGAATAAAAACCACTGGATTCGCGGTCTAAAAAACTATAATAAAGCCATTTATATATATTAAATTGCATTTAAATTGTTTTTCAAAATATTTTTTTCTATAGCAATTGTATAACATGGGTGGTGGATTGATGCAGTTAGTTGCTTATGGCGCACAAGACGTATATCTTACTGGTAATCCTCAGATTACTTTCTGGAAAGTCACCTACCGTCGCTACACCAACTTTGCTATGGAGTCCATTGAGCAGACTTTCAACGGTCAAGCCGACTTTGGACGCCGTGTAACCTGCACCATCTCGCGCAATGGAGACCTTGCTTACACGACGACTCTTCAAGTAACTTTACCTGAAATTAATCAGTCGATGGCTAACACGTCTTCGCAGTCGTTTAACAGCGGCACAAAGCCCGCTCCTTCTGCCAACAATGGTGTCTACGCCCGCTGGCTCGACTTCCCTGGTGAGCAACTTATCTCGCAGGTTGAGGTAGAAATTGGTGGTCAGCGCATTGACCGCCAGTATGGTGACTGGATGCACATCTGGAATCAGCTCACCATGACGGCAACCCAGCAGAGTGGTTACTACAGCATGGTTGGACAGACCACCCAGCTCACCTACATCACTGACCCATCGTTCTCTGCCGTAGATGGTCCTTGCCAGTCCAATGCTCCTCGGCAAATTTGCGCTCCTCGTAATGCTCTTCCTGAGACTACTCTTTACATTCCTCTCCAGTTCTGGTTCTGCAAGAACCCTGGTCTTGCTCTTCCATTGATTGCTCTTCAGT